GCGGGTATACTATCTACCACCCAACAAACTGTGTGTGTTCCTTTTACTAATAGTAGCGGTTCACCCTTCGGAGGAGCAGGAAATGATAATTATTACACTGCTCTTGCTTTACTAGGAAGGTCACCTACTAGTAGCGGTATTTATAAATATTGTTGGGCTAACGGACAATACTGTGGCTGTTATGAAACACAATCTTGTATCCTAATGATACCGGCAGCGATTCCTGGTTTAGGAGCAACTGTATGTGCCAGCGTTCGCGACGGCGGTCAGCGAGGCGGTATGGGTAAAGTAAAAATTAGATATGTAGGAACATAAAAAGGAAAAAAATATGACAATAAAATTTACAGTGGCAATTCCGGATGAACCTTATACACAGTCTTTTACTCAAAATAAATCTATAGAAATAACCTATACTGGACCAAATTTTTTGGTTATTACCTATGATGCAAATAATAACAGAGTACAAGCAGCAGATGGATATTTTAATAATGAATCAGACATAGATCTGTCAAATTTTGCTGATGACAAATTTCAATTTGCTGTTGTAAATGCAGCAAATCACACACTGGAATGTGCAATAATTACCGACTATTATGAACACGAAACTATAGACCCCTATACTGAAACAATACCAACTGGTGAAGAATTTGTTTTCAATTATGCTGTAGATGGAGTACTGGATGATTTATTTACTAGATGGGAATTAAGATATTATCCAGAAACCAATAGTTTTAGTACATTGGATTATAAATCTTTTCCTACAAGTAAAGAACAGTTTTTAGATAGTTTAACTAATCACATTAATTTAATGACCGTACAAAAACAAATAGAAACTGAAAATGATGCAGATGCAGATCGTTTAGCAAAAATTGATCAAATTATTTCATGGTGTGAAAATTTCCAAACGGTTTATCCGAACACCGACCATTGGAAAATACCTTTCCCAGTATTAGATTAAACCAATATCACAAAAGCTTTAGATTCTGAATTATAAATATCTTAGCATTTAATGTAAGGATATTTTATGAGATCTAAAGCTTTTTTTATCAATGGCGGTTATGGAAGAATATTGTGTTCTATTCCTGCATTTGAAAATTATGAAAAAGAATCTACCGATAAAGATTATATAATTGTTTGCGAAGGTGGAACTGATGCTTTTAAAGGCCATCCTACGTTAGATAATAGAGCGTTTGATGTTTGGCACAAACAACTTTTTAAAGATAAAATTAAAGATAGAGAAATTGTAAGTTTAGAGCCTTATAGAAAATGGGAATATTACAATCAAAAATGCAATCTGAGTCAAGCATTTGATATAGAAATAAACAATAAGGGTATAAGAGATTTACCAGTGCCAGCGTTATATCTTAATAAAGATGAAATGCTTACTGGAAAAAAATTAATTAAAGAAGTAAAAGAAAAATTAAAAAAAGATAAAGTCATTATTATTCAACCATTTGGTAGAGGCATACAAAGTATCGATAATCATTTAGTAGATCCTACCGGTAGAAGCATAGAATTAAATGATCTAAAAGGATTAATACGAAAACTACAGGAAAAAGGTTTTGGAATAATAATAATGTCAGAAGTTATTATAGACTTTTCCTTAGATAAATTTAAAGATGAAGTAGCAATTCCACAAAACGTGTCCTTAAGACAATGGGCTGCTGCTATAAAGTTTGCAGATCATTTTCTAGGATGCGACAGTGTAGGTCAGCATATAGCATACGCTGTAGGAACTCCTGCCACTGTGATTACTGGACCTACTTATCCTATAAATATTTCTTATCCCGACAGTGATTTATTTGAAATTGTAGATTTAGGTATGCACGATAGAGTGTATGACCCTATTAGAATCATGCCAGATGAATCTATATCTCGACATAATGAAAATTTAATGAGTATGATTCCATCAATACAAGATTACGTTATAGATAGAGTTTTAAGAAAGCCAAAAGATGATGAATAAAACAGGTTACATTGCTGCTATTACTAGAGGTCACAATGCAGGAGTATGTCTTTTAAAAGATGGAGAAATTGTGTTTTCTATTGAAGAAGAACGCCTTAGTAGAAAAAAATATGACGGCGGCCCTCTTGCAAGTATTGTCAAAATTTTAGACTACACAGATAAAATTGATTATTTAGTTGTAGCTCACACAACCCCCTTAGAGTCTACCGCAGGAAAGATTGACTATTCTGGGGATGATGTTTACACAGCATTGGCAAGAAAATTAGGTTTAATTGAAAGAAATGTAAATACTCAAAATCATCCACAGGTTGTTGATTTAAGTTATCAACATCATAAACTTCATGCTGCCTGTGCATTTTACAGATCTGGGTTTGATACCGCTGTAGCTGTTATTGTAGACGGTGCAGGTACCTTTATTCCTCTACAAATTAATGGTGAGCAAAATGTAGGGTTTGAAACTGAAAGTATTTTTGAATGTTCGTATCCTTCTACATTCCAAACACTATACAAACATATAGGAACTAGAGGTCCTAACCAAAGCGGTTTTGGTAAACAAATAGAGGATGGAAAGGAATACACAGCAATTATAACGGATACAGCAGGCATTGTCAAAGTATATGAAGCTGTTACACAATACTGCGGATTTTCTAGCATAGAAGCTGGAAAAACAATGGGGCTGTTTCCCTATGGCAAACCTAATAGTAAAATTCCTAAATTGTTTAATAATTTATCAAAGATCAATCACTCTAACAGAAATCTTATAATTCCTACGTATCCCAATGGGGCCTTGGTAAATTTTGAAATGTATGAAGAATTAGAAAATTCAGATAGTGACGATCTTACAAAATTACAAAATAGACGAGATCTAGCATACGCATGTCAAATAGAAACACAAGAACAAGTTGTTAATCTAATAAAAACTGCTGTAGAAATTACAGGCAATAAAAATGTTGTAGTAAGTGGCGGGTATGGGTTAAACTGTGTTGCTAATTACTTTTATTTACAGGAATTAAAAGAATCAGGTATCAATTTATATGTAGAGCCTATCTCTAATGATGCAGGAACTGCCTTAGGTGCAGCACTTTGGTTTTATCATCAAATTAGTGGCGATATAAATGTACGTGCTAGACAAGATCATTTGTATCTAGGACCAAATAATAATTATACAAAGAATGATATTATAAAAATAACAAAAAGATATTTTGCAGATATAATAGACACAAATAAAAGTGAAGTTGTAAAATTATTAATCAATAAAAACATAGTTGCAATTTTTCAAGGTAGATCAGAAAATGGTCCTAGAGCATTAGGAAACAGAAGTTTGTTATTTGATCCTAGATTTGAAGACGGCAAGGATCATGTTAATCGAGTAAAACGTAGAGAATATTTTAGACCGTTTGCCGGTAGCATACTAGAAGAAGACGTACACGATTGGTTTGATTTAAGAGGTATGGCTAGTTCGCCTACTATGATGTATGCTGTTAATTGCAAAGATGGCGTTGCTGAAAAAATTCCGTCAATTATACACGTAGATGGAACGTGCAGAATACAAACAGTAAATAGAGAACAAAATAGTCATTATTATGATCTTATACAGGCATTTAAAGACCGTACAGGAGTTCCTATAATTTTTAATACTAGTTTTAATTTAGGCGGCGAACCTCTTGTAGAAACATTAGATGATGCAATTAGAACACTTGCAGAAAGTGACATAGAATATCTTTATCTTCCAGAATTTGAAAAATTAATCATTGTTAAAAACAAATAGTTAAACAGTTTTCTACTAAACTTTTAAGATAAATACTTAAAATTGAGGTTAGTATGAATATTGCAGACTATTTTATGATTGGATTAAAAAATACGTTACGTCTAAAAAATGATAAGAATTTTTCTTATTCCAATAGTTGGCAACAAATTTATTCTAATACAACTATTGACGAATTTTATGTAAACGATTTTTTAGCAGCAGAATATACAATTATAGTAGATGCGGGAAACGTGTCGCGTGAAATAATTAAATGCTTAGTAGTAGCAGGAGTAAATTCTGCAAATCTAACTATCTATGGTAGAACAAATCTAGGAACAAATTTAGTCAACTTGTCAGCCACAGTTAATGCTTCTAAGATATCTTTAATTGCATCTCCTGCTGCGGGATCCGGACATAAATGTTATGTAAAAGCAGACTATTTTTATTCTATAAATGAAATAACGGAGTAACACATGCCTGTCGGACAATTATCTTTTAGATCTGAAACAGGATTTGTTAGTCCTAATTTTTCTGTTAATTCTTCAGGCGACGTTAATGCTAACGGAAATCTGTTAATAGGCGGAAATATTAATTCAACTGGCGATCTTTCTATTACAGGGTCCGTTACTGCTGATTCTATAACATTAAACGGAATTAACATAATAGAATCAGATAGCAGTGTGTATTCATTAAACAACCAAATAACTGAAAGCGGTTTAACTAAAGTAGGAATTTTAGAAAGTCTTCAAGTAGCAGGATCAGTTTCTGCAGGATCGTTTGCTATTAATTCATTAGCTTTAACTGACATTACTGCATCTATCGGTGCATTTGGTAATATGTTGTTTTCGTCTAATATTATTGATACAACCGACAGTAGTTTACTAACCTTAGCAGTGGGTGTTAATTTTCAAAGTTATATTGTAGTAAGCGATGATATAACAGTAAATGGTTCTTTAAACATAACAGATAAAATATCTCATGTAGATGACACCAATACTTCTATTAGATTTAAAAGTAATGATACGGTAACAATAGAAACAAACAACATAGAACGTTTTATTGTAGATAGTTCAGGCAATGTAGGAATTAATAATAGTAATCCTAGTAGTAATGGTTGGACATCGTTTAATGATTTAGTTGTAGGAAATACGTCAACTAATTTCGCAGGAATAACAATACAATCTAGCACATCTGGAGAATGTGGTATTGCATTTAATGATACTGTTGGGCAGATACAAGCATATTTAAATTATGATCATACCAACGAATCATTAGGTATAGGAACTCAATTAGATAATGCAAGAATTGTTGCATTAGGAACGTTAAAAGTTCAACAAATTTTAGAAAAAATTACAGTAAGTGCGGTTGCAACTACCGGTACAGTAAATTTTGATGTAATAACACAAGGAGTATTATATTATACTACAAACGCATCGGGTAATTTTACTTTAAATGTAAGAGGTAATAACACAAATACTCTCAACAGCATAATGTCAAACGGAGAATCTCTTACTATTGCATTTTTAGTAACAAATGGTAGTCCTGCATATTATCATACTGGTATGCAAATTGACGGTAATAGTGTTACTCCTAAATGGCAAGGTGGATCTGCTCCTTCATCAGGAAACGTTAATTCTGTTGACATTTACACTTATACTGTTGTTAAATCTTCTAACAGTTTCACAGTATTTGCTTCGCAAACACGATATACATAAGGAATATTATGCCGTTTATATCTACTAGAGGTGGAGGATCTTCGACAGGATTTGGCAAACTTGTAGGAGGAAGGCCTAGAGGAGAACACGTCTTTACCACTCCTAATACTTATAATTGGACTTGTCCGGATGGTGTTGAATTTGTAAGTGTAGTTTGTGTAGGCGGTGGTGGTGGCGGAAGTTTTGGAAGAGGTTTTAATGTAGGTGGTGGTGCAGGATCCGGCGGCGGCACTGGTGGCGGTCTTGGCTGGAAAAATAATATTGCAGTAACTCCGGGGCAAAGTTACACTGTAGTAGTTGGTGCAGGAGGTACGGCAGGAACTAGATCTGCTGGCCAAGAAGGTACTAACGCAGGAGGCAACGGTGCTGCTAGTTATTTTATTAATACTTCTACTGTTAGAGGCGGAGGTGGATTTAACGATTCTGTTTCAAGCTCTGGCGGAACGTTCACTGGCGATGGCGGCGGCAATGGCGGAGGGACACTTTTAACAGTAGCAGGAGCACAAGGCGGCGGTGGTGCTGGTGGATATTCGGGCAATGGCGGCAGTTCAACAAACACTGTAGGAAACAACGGAGCAGGTGGTGCTGGTGGTGGTGGCGCAGGCGATCCATTTACATCTTCGAGCGATGCAAATGCTACTGGCGGTTTTGGCGGCGGCGTAGGGCTGTACGGACAAGGATCTAATGGGTCCGGTGGAGCAAGTATAAGTGAAAATGGGTCTGGCGGTTCTAACGGCACATCACCTGGTATCGGGGGTGGTGCTCGCGGTGTAAGTGTTGCATTTTCTGCTGGCCAAACTGTTGGATCAACTGGCGGTAACGGCGCGGTAAGAATAGTTTGGGGAACAAATAGACAATTTCCATCTACTAACGTAGATCTTGCATCATCAGGTGGAAATGTTTTTACAAATTAGTGTAAAACAACCCAATCAACAAAATTAGAAAGCGTATCAAAAATAACAGTGCGTTTTTTTATTGTCTTGTACGTAAATTTGTTTAGTTCTTTTTCTGTTTCTAAACCGTAGCCTGTTCTTACCAACACAGGTATAGCATTAACTTTTATTGCTGCCTTTAAATCACTCATTTTGTCACCCACAAAATAGCCACCTGCAAACTTTATGTGCGGATTTTCTTTTTCACATCGTTTAAACATTCCAGTATTTGGCTTTGCATACATATCATCTTTTCTACTGCTCACACTATAATATAATGCATCTATACTAGGACACCCTGCTTTACCTAATAATTCGAACATCCTTTGATGTACAGATTCTACATTTTCTTGAGTCATAATGCCTTTTTCAATACCGCCTTGATTTGTGATAATAACTATTTTAAAATTGTTTTTTCTAAGTTTTGCTATTGCTTCTAAACTACCATCAATTGGTTCAAATTCTTCAGGTTTAGTTACATAAGTAAACAAATCCTTATTAATAACTCCATCTCTATCTAAACCTATTATTGGTCTATTAGATATTTTTTTTATGTATGATTCTACAGAAGAACTCCATAAAATAGTAGGTTCAGACACTTTGACTATCTCCTGGTATAATTCTATAATTATCTTCTACACTATCCGCAGTACTTACTTCGCTTACACTAGCGTTGTCACTCAATGCTTCTAATTGATGAGGTTGTAATGGAGGATTATACCAGGTATCACCCTCGTTTAATTGTTTGCTATACAATGTTGCTGTAGCAGTATCAATCCATCGAACTAAAAACTTACCACTGTTGACAAACCAAGTTTCATCTTTTTCTTTATGAAAATGCATGGAAAATTTATTGCCCGTTTTTTCAAACACCATAATTTTTCCACAATACTTGTCAGTTGTAGCCCAGATTAATTCATACCCCCAACCTTTTTTTACCACTCCACTTAATCTAGTAGGTTCCATTTATATAATCCTCTATTTTTATCCAACTCATATCTACAACAGAATTTAATAATGTCAAATCAGCACAGGTGTAGCTTTGATACTGAGATTTTAAATTACTTGGCATAGAAATATATCTTATCTTAGCATTGTATTTTTGAGCAATAGTTTTAGCAACGGTTTCAAAACTAACAGACTTTCCTGTTCCGACATTATATATACCAGATTCTTTTACAGCAAACATTTTTTCATGCAATACAGACACATCATCAACACAAACAAAATCTCTACAATATTGATCGGAATTTTCAAATAATTCTATAACACCTGTTGTTAATGCTTGATTCCTAAATTTAGTATACGGGCTTGCTTGATTGCCTTTATGTTCTTCGCCTTTGCCATAGACATTAAAATATCTAAAACCTTGCACCTTGATATCAAAATGTCTAGTAGTTACGTATCTATCAAAAAGATACTTGCTCCAGGCATAAGGACTTTGAGGTTGAAGATTACCATGTTCTATAAAATGGTTTGTAATACCATAGACACTAGCACTTGATGCATATTGAAAATTAACATTTGAATCATTACACAAGTTAATTAATTCAACAGAAAAATCATAATTTTGTAGCATAATTTGTTCTACATCTGTAAATGTGGTAGAACTAATAGCCCCTAAATGTATTACATAATCGTAAGATTTTACATTTGGCATTTGTCCTGCAAAGTATTCCCAGCCATCTACCGAATAGTTTTTAGATTCAAGATATGTAAGTAGATTACTACCGATAAACCCCTCATGACCTGTTATTAATATTTTCATTTTGCTGCTTCAATAATCTTTGTAGTTGAATAACCTTCAATTGTAGGGAATATATAAACTTCTGCTAGATTGTTTCCTACTACCTGATCAATTGTATAATCTCCGCCTTTTACAATTATGTCTGGACGTAACAACAACATAGTTTCATACGGAGTATCCTCGTGAAAAACAACCACATCGTCAACCCAAGGTAATATTTTTAATTGTTCTACACGAGTTAATTCATTGTTTATAGGTCTGTCATTTCCTTTAAGCCTCTTTACACTAGCGTCACTGTTAACGCCCACAATCAACTTACTGCCTAAGCTTCGGGCTTTTTTTAATAATTCTAAGTGACCTTTGTGTAAGATGTCGAACACTCCGTTAGTAAACACAATTTTATCTTCTAAATCTTCTATAGTTAAAATATATGTTCCTCTATGTTTTACGCTAACAGTGGCACCTCTTACTGCGATTTCTAAACATTTTCTATGGTCATAATTTTTAGTTAATGCATATACAAATGCTGCTAAGAAACAATCACCTGCACCTGTAACATCTGAAACTTCTACAGACTTAACCGGTATGTCATAAATTTTATTATCTATTTTTGCAATAACATTTTTTTCAGATTGAGTAATAACAATATTACCTTGCCAAGAGTCAAATTCAAATTTTTCAAATTCACTGTGATTGGGTTTTATTAACCAAGCACCATTATAATGATTAATGTGTTTTTTTGGATCTACAATAATTTTACAACCAAATTTGTTAAAATGTTCTATTATACTAGATGATTCGCTTAATACACCCTTGTTATAATCACTTAATATCACATATGTATATTGTGAAAAGTCACTTGATAAAATTTTATTTAATACTGCAATTCCGTCAGCAAAATTATCTTGATCTATTCGTGTAATGTAATGCTTGTCGCAAATTATTCTTGTTTTAATGCTGGGCAGTTCGCCGTGCTCATAAAGATCTACATCTACACCTAGATTTTTTAAGTTTTCATACACAAGACCTGCTCCGCCTAGTGTTTCTGTAATACGCTCTTGATTCACAACAGGAACAGGTGCCTCTGGACTTAATCTAGTCGAAGTACCATAAATGTATCTATCTATTATTATGTCGCCTATAATTAAAACTTTTTGCATCTTTTAAATTATATAATTAAACTTTTAACAAGTCAACCATATTGAAAATTGTTTCTAATTTTATGCGATTGATTTTGCTGCTTAGTGTATTTTTTAATCCTAAATGCAAAGGTTTTGGCCAATTGTCATATCCTACCCAAGCATAGCCATCGTGTTCTTCATTTAGATTAGGAATAAATTCTTCTTCTATTATACAAATATAAGTATGATATCTAAATTGTTCATCTGTAGAAATATAAGTTTCTAAAGGCATTGTTTTTATGATATGAGGAATTTCACCTATTTCTTCTGATATTTCTCTCTGCAACCCAGTCCATGGAGTTTCTGTAGGAGAATTAGTTCCGCCTACAATTCCCCATTGATTATTTCTCTTTCCGTTTTTTCTATATAAAAATAAAAATCTTTTGGTTTTTATAGTGTAAAAAAGGGCACCGCTGCAAATTATATTATTCATACAGATAATTATCCGTATAAATCTAAACGCCATGTCCCTATTGGATAATCACCATCAACACTTAATCTCCAAATTCCGTTTGTAAATTTATATTGTACACCGGTATTTAAGTTAGTAGTAAACACAACTGATGTTGATTCAGAACTGTCAAAAACAATGCTCCAGCTAGATCCATTCCACTCTACAATATCATTTGCTCCTGCAACAAACGCACTACCGTTGTTGTTTTTCCATGCTATCGGGCTTTCTGTTGCATTGACATTGCCTACATCTTCTAATAAAAGCAATCTAACGCCTGCAACCTTAATAGACGTAGGATTAAATCTAGTAGGATCTATAATATAATCTACTGTAGTTTTATCACCAGTAGGGCCAGTTATGATAGTATCTTGAGGGAAACTGTCCAAATCCCAATTAACAAGAATTTGATTTTCATCTAACGGATTTAATGCTATTGTACCTGTTACTATAGCATCTGAATCTTTATTAGATAGATAAATCCTGCTAACATCTGCTAGATAATTTCCAGGCAAGGCCTCGAAAACTTCTCTCCAGTTTCTTGCACCTATTGTGCCTCTGTATACAAGTTTAGCACTGTTTCCATCTACGTAAAGAGGATACTGATTATAGTTTACGTTAGCCATTTGATTGTTTACGTCAGTTGCAGGTCTGCGCCCAAAGTTGTCTTCAGTTGTCCCAGTTTGAAAATAATCGTCATAAGCATTAAGAACGGGAGCACTAACACCATTTTCAATAGTACCACGTGTTTCATCAAACATACTAGTAATAATGTTGGTAATAACTCCCATCTTTTTAACTTTTGTCGGCGGACTAATATAGATTGGAATAGAAAACGTAAGAGTAGCAATATCTATTTCAGATTCTACTCCCACCGGAATACTTCTATTAGTAAATTGGACATTTTCTAAATTAACAACTGTAATACTAGTCCAGTCTATAAAATTGTCTGTGGTTTGCATTTCTAAACTTGGACTAAACAATACTAACAATTGTTCTAAAATTTGTAGTTTTTGATCTGTATTAGAAGTCCAAATATCGACGTTTGCTCTCATAATGTAAGGAGTAGGAATTAATCTTTCTACAGTATAATTGCCTCCTTGAGTATTTAGATATTGACCGGTGCTTTCGTCAAATGTTCTTTCGCGAATATTAACAGATCTTGTATATGAAGAATCGGTTAATCTATCTTTGTCGAGTTCTAATCCCGTAATATAAACAGCCATTCTCGGAGCACTGGGCAATTTATTTTCACTATTATCTCTAATAATACTAGCAACTTGTCTAGTTAAATCACCGTATGTAACAGGTACAATAGTCTGTTTTCCCTTGCCATCCTTTACAGGAAAGTTACTTACAATTCTCATTAATTGAGTTATGTATCGTCTTATTTGACCGTCATAAAAATGGAGGATGATAATACATCGGTGTTAAACCGAAGCCTCCTTTTCTAGCCAAACACGTTTACCATCAATTAATTTCCAAGTTTTTCCTTGGTAATTATCGCCTAGACGAGTCATAGTTTCTGTGTGCTTCTTTTTTGAAGTGTTGCTCCACGCCCAACCTGCTGTCTTTCGTGTTTTTTTAAAAGTATCTCTTCCTTCGGCTCTTCTTTTTGCATGAGCTTTTTTTTGTGCAATACTTATTCGTTCTTTACTTTCTGCGGAATGAAGTTTGTTTCCACCTGCTTGTCTGATATTAAATCCATTATTAATAGAATCAAATTGATCTATATATTTTTCTTCTAGTAAATTAAATTCGTTTAACGTCGAAGCAGCAGAGATTACTTCAAAAGTAAACGAATCTACACCGTATTTTCGTAAAGCATTGTGAAAGTGATATTCTTTAGTGGTATGTTTACTATCAGCAATATGTTCTAATCTACGCTGATTAGGATTTTGTATAGTTTGACCTATATAGCATCTACCAGTTGAAACATGTGTAAATTTATAGATATACATCTTAATTATCTGCCTTAGGTCGCAATGCTTTGGAAAGGCTTTGTCTTTCTTCTACTATCTTTCCATCAATTACATTTGTATTGTTGTTATTTATAAATGAAGATTTCTGTGTAAATCTATCTAGTGTATTAGAAAGTGTCATTCTGAGATTATCTTCTACCTTTATCCATCTGTTTCCATCATATCTAAATAATCTGTTAGGTAGAAAGTCAGTGCGTAAAAAGTAATCTCCAGTAAAATTGTTTCTAGGAAATTGAATACCAAATCCATAAGGAGCCCCATTGGGTGTTACACCTGCCTCGTCGCCATAATTTAGTAAGTAACCAGTATAGCCTTCTCTTTGTGGATTTTTTAATATGTTATCAGCAGTTACTGATAATCCACTTGCATCTATGGTATCTTGGTCTACTGTTTGTAATGCCACAGTGCCGTCGTTATTTTTTGTTACTGTGTAAAAATGGTTAGTTGTAAAACCAGATTTAGGAGAATCAGATTCCGCCTGCGCTACAACTGCTGCGTTTATTTGCATTTCTTTTTCGTAAGTGCTTAGAAAATCTCTCAACGTTTCTCCATCTGGGTTATCTTCGTCTGCCGGCAAATCTAATATTTCTGCATATTCTTGTCCGTCATAGATTTTCTTTAATTTTAATCTATAAAGATGCGGCCACCAAGTTTGCGAAAATCCTTCGGCAGCACGGTTTACGTCTTCTATAACATAAAACCTTTTTAATGCAACTGAATAATCATTTAGTGCATATTCATCTTTTAAATGAGGGAATTCTAAAACATCTCCTGAGATAGGTTTTCTACCTATAGTTTTGACAAAGTTTCGAATATGAACAGTTAAAAATAAAGTATCGTTACTTAGAAACAAACCGAATTGACTTAAATCAAAATCAATATCTTGAACATTGTAGATACCTCTAATTGTATAGATATCTTTATCGTATTTTCTGTCACGATTTTCTAAAAAAAGCAAATCTTGAATATTAGTTTCTTTAACAGAATCGTAAATAGGGGTTACTGCTGTTGCAGTGTCTTCTGACGGATTTTCTGGACCTAAATATTTGTGTATGTTTATATCAGTACCGCCAACAGTAAACATTTCACCGATTTGTCTATCGAGAAATTCATAATCATTACCTTTTTCAGGTTTATATAATGATAACTTAGGAATATCTATTCTCCTTACTTATTATATTTATTATAAATACTTTACGGAGAATAACCATGAGTGATCTTAAAACACAAAAACAGGAAATCTTTGACTATGTATTCGCTATGTTAGGCGGCGGCATGGTAGATGTTGAGCTAGATCCCATTCATTACGAAACAGCACTTACTAAAGCATTGAGTAGATATAGACAAAGGTCGGACGGTAGCATAGAAGAATCATATATGTTTTTGCCACTAGTGATAGATCAAAATGACTACATCTTGCCTAGGGAAGTAATCGAAGTAAGACAAATTTTTAGACGTACAATAGGCTCTAGAACTGGCGGCGGTGATGGCGGCACACTATTCGAACCATTTAACCTTGCTTATACTAACACATACTTACTAAGTTCTTCAAATATGGGAGGTTTAGCAACCTACGACCTGTTTAGCCAATATCAAGAACTAGTGGGTCGTATGTTTGGTAGTTTTATTGAATTTAAATGGAACACTGTTACTAAAAAACTAACAATACTGCAACGTCCTAGAGCAGATGAAACTGTCATGCTTTATGTTTATAATTATAGACCAGACAGCCAATTGTTAGAAGATTATCTAGCTCAACAATGGATCAAAGATTACACCCTAGCAACTTGTAAATATATGCTAGGCGAAGCAAGAAGTAAGTTTGCTACTATAGCAGGACCTCAAGGCGGTTCAGCATTAAATGGTGATAGTTTAAAACAAGAAGCACAAGCAGAAATGGAAAAACTTGAGACAGAAGTTTCAACTGCTGTTCCCGGCGGGAATGGTTATGGCTTCATAATCGGTTGACATTTCTTTTTTCATAAATTATACTTAACCTATGAAAAAGAAATTGCTTGTTATAGGTCATGGTCGTCATGGTAAAGATACCGTATGCGAAATATTAAAAAATAACTATGGCTATAGCTTTGAAAGCAGCAGTCAGTTTTGTTCACGACTATTCATTTATGAGTTGCTCAAAGAAAAATACAACTACAGCTCAGAAGAACAGTGTTATAATGACAGACATAACCATAGAGCAGAATGGTATAATGCTATATGTGATTATAATGTGCCTGATGCTGCTAGACTAGGTAGAGAAATATTTAAAGCACATGATATCTATTGCGGCTTGCGTAACAAGCGTGAGTTTTTTGCAATGAAAAATACTGGTGTATTTGATTATGCAATTTGGGTGGACCGTAGCGATCATTTGCCGCCCGAATCAGAAGACAGCATGAGTTTAGAACAGTGGATGGCTGATTATACCATCGACAACAACGGTAGTTTATCGGATCTTGAATTTAATATTCATCAACTAATGCGGTATTTAGAAGTCAGGGCGTAGATCTCCCTGTCGCCATTTATACCCTTCTTTTTGTATAATTCTTTGACAGTTTGCACAAATTGTCTTTATATTGCTAGGACGACAGTTATTTAAATCCCCGTCTACATGATAGACGTTAAACTGTTCTTCAAAATTACTTTTATAACCACACTTTTCACAAAAGTTTTTTTTCTTATATCCAGCAATTTGCCACTTGGGAATACCGTGACCTGTATTAGTACCTAAACAGGTTTCACATTTTTTCCTATAAAACGTTTTTCCGTTTTTATAATAGTTTATTGCAGCAGGTTTTAACCCACATATGCACAAAGGTCTCATATCTTATTTATCGGGTGCCCTTTTTCACCCCTTTTTATTGTTGTTAAACCGAGGTTTTACAGGGTCATCATATAAATACATACAATAACGTCCACAAGGAGAAACAACATGGCATTAGTATCACCAGGTGTAGAGGTACAAGTAATTGACGAGAGTTTTTACTTACCTGCTGCGGCTGCTACAGTACCTATGATTTTTGTTGCTACTGCAAGTAATAAAACTAGCAATAGCGGTACAGGAGTAGCATCAGGAACATTACAAGCAAATGCAGGTAGACCTTATCTTTTAACTAGTCAACGAGAACTAGGGGAAACATTCGGCGACGCAATTTTCTACACTGACAACATTAACAATCCAATTCATGGTTATGAACTAAACGAGTACGGTTTGCAAACTGCATATTCTTTACTAGGTGTAAGCAATAGGGTTTATGTTGTTAGGGCAGATTTAGATCTTGCTAAACTTCAACCACAAACTGTTGCACCGGGCGGCGAGCCAGATGATGGTGCATATTGGTTTGATACACAAGTAACTCAATTTGGTGTATTAGAATGGAACGGTGCTCCTTTAACAACCACAGGCGGACAAAGTTTTAATAGAGTAAGTCCAATTGTAATTACAGAAGTAAGCCAAGTTACAGGTACACTTACTTCTCCAGGTGCTCCTAAAGAATCAGTCGGTGCAATAGGTGATTACGCTGTTGTTGCAATTACAACTCTTAACACACTATGGTATAAGAATACATCAGGTACATGGGTGGGAGTAGGTTCTCCTGAGTGGATTGCAAGTTGGCCCACTATAAGAGGCACTGCTGCTAATCCTTCATTAACATCCTCAAATACAATTAT